ATTTATTAAGCGCTACAATATTTTTCAATATTGCGCGGCTTGATGATATTATGGCTACTCTAGGTGCCATGATCCAGGTAAAACTGGGTCGACCATTGGTTTCGCTACTTTTATCGGTAGTGAGACCAGTGGTTGCTGGAATGACAAAGGGTTATGTTAAAGTTGTAATTTCCTTTCTGGCCCATTGCTCTCGTATTGCAAGAAAGCAGGGTATTATCGGTCTTACGCTTCGGCTTAAGGCCTATTATATCTCGCTTCTGCAATCTATCTCGAGAGATAGGATTATTCCAACGACTCCTCGATTCAAACGAGGAAGGTTAGGTTTGCCAACTGTTATTCCAATTCTTCACAGAGTTAGAATAGCCTCCGGGGATCCCTTAATTATAAGGCTCTGGACGACTCTTTTCTCTCTTTACAGAGTGTTAGAGTTCCCAGGGGTGATTCGTCTTCGGACAATCACGGACCCTGGACCGTCCTTAGATCTGTTTCTGCCTGAGTGGTCTGAATTTGCATTCAATCACTTTTGGCCGAACTTATTTAAGTTCGAGGGGGTACGATTTGAAAGTAATATTAAATTACTTCGTACCTTTGTGGTAAAACCTTTCCTTATTCTAAAATCCGCACCTGCTACCGTCTTGTACTTATCGACTAGCCCTATGGGGTTAATCGCTACGTTTCAAGCTTGGTATAAGGATTTTCCCGAAATACTTCAACTAGTTAAAGACTGGTTGAAATTAACTTCTAATCAAAGATTCCTCAATTGGATGGAATCAATGATTAGTTGGGCGATAACATTCCCAGAAGTGGGAGTCGCATCGATCGGGAAGATAGGATTAAAGGATGAGGCCGCTGGGAAAGTCCGTTCTTTTGCGATGGTCGATGCCATCACGCAATGGATGTTCCGTCCATTGCATGACTACCTATTCGGAATCTTAAGGTGTATACCTCAAGATGGGACATTCGATCAAATGGCGCCAATGGATCGACTTCGAAAACTCGGTAAAACGAGATTTTGGTCGTTTGATCTAACGGCGGCAACTGATCGTCTGCCTATTCTTCTACAAGGTGTTCTTCTCTCGAAATTAATCACTTCGTGGGGAGCTCACCTTTGGATGAGTATCCTAGTTGGTAGGCCATATTTCCTTCCTGAAAGAGCCGTTAAGGCCTCTTCCTTGAAAGAAGTATGGTATGGCGTCGGGCAACCGATGGGAGCTCGGACTTCGTGGGCCTTGTTGGCTCTAACGCATCACGCGTTAGTCCAATATGCAGCAATGCAGGCAGGATTTACTGCTGGCTGGTTCTCAGACTATGCCGTCTTAGGAGACGACCTAGTGATTGCTAACAAACGTGTGGCTGTATCGTATCTGAAG